TTCTGTTTCGGGACCATTTGGAACAACCAAAGTAAAATTTGCTAACACAACAGTTGCTAACCAATTTGGTAATAGAATTTTCCTACCAATTGAGCAGCAAACATTAGTTGAAGGTGACGTTGTTCGTTACGAATCAACAGGTTCATCTGAAGTTGGTAGCGCATATGTTGGCGCTCCTGGTCTCGTAAATGGTAACTTATTTACTGTAAGAAACGTTAGTGATTTTACCCCACTTTCCACTGGATTCTTTACCACAATTTTCCATGATGCTGATGCTACCGTATTGACATTGAATACAAGTATTGGTTCTGCTATTCAACCAGGAAATACACTTTGGACAGGTTCTTATCTAAATGAAAGAATGCTTGTAACCGCCGTAAGTGGAAATACTGTTACTGTAGTAAGAGGATTTGGTGGAACTACTCCAACACAAATCCCTCACGAAATTACGTTATACCGTATTAATGGTAGTTTCCAACTACAAGTTAGAGATACAGCAACTCCTCGTTCATTTGCTGTTGGTTTTGGTAGCACAAGTGAACCAAACAACTGGTGGACATTAACAAACCATGGTCTAAGAATTGGAGAAACAGTTGCTATTTCTGCTTTCTCAACTGGCGGTTCTATTAATAACACTATCATCAACACTTCTCAAGCAGCAAACGCTCAACTTTATTTTGCTATTCCTATTGATGCTAATACTTTCCAGTTAGCGCATTCAAGAGCTGCTGCTTTTGCTGGATTCCCAATTGATATTACAGCTCCAGGTACTGGTGGTAGCTGGTCATTTGTACAATACTATGATTCCGTTCCTCTTGCTTCTTCTGCCAGTGGAACTCACACTTTAGTCAATGTTTCTTCAACTGGAACAATTGATGGTGGTTATGATGCTTCTGCTGTATCAGATTACAAGATGACTTTTGCTCCTGGAAGAAATATTTCATCAAGAAGTATTATCTTTGATCCATCAAAGAATGTTGATTTGAAGAATGGAACATTCCTCTATCAAAACCATGGATTTACAACTGGAACGAGAGTTGTTTATTCGAAGAATGGTAACAGTTTTGAAATTGGTAGATCTTCTGGAAATACTCACCCAAGACAAGGATACAGTGCTTTGTATGATTTACAAATCACTAATATTACTTCAACTGGAACTCAAGTAACATATAATTTCGGCACTCTTCCATCATCACCTTTTGATATTGTTCCAAATCAAACTGTAACTATTTCTGGAGTCACTGTTGGTGGTTCCACAAACAATGGATATAATGGAACATTTAAAGTTATTTCTTCTACTGTTTCTTCTGTTACTGTAGCTAACACAACAACTGGTGGATCTCCTGCTGGAACTTCTTTTGTTTCTGGAACATATTATGCTATTCGTAGAAATTTAGATCTATTTGAATTAGCATATACAAAGGACGATGCTATTAAAGGAATTGCTATCAGAAATTATTCCACATCTGGAACAATTAACGCTGGTCATACTTTAACAACTTCTCAGGTAACTGGTGAGTCGTTAGGTAATGGTCTTGCTACTATTGTTGCGAGAGATATTATTGTTAATGGTTCTTCCGCTTCCGTTATTTTATCTGCTTCTGATAGAATCGTATTAAGCAGTCACGGATTTGTAACTGGTGACCGTGTAATTTATCAGGTATGGGGTAACGGTAGACAAATTAATGGTCTTGTTTCTGGTAGACAATATTTTGTAAACAATACTCAAAATCTCTCGGCTGTACAGAGAGGTGGTGCTGCCTCTGGTCAATCCACAAACCAGTTCTCACTTCATAATACTTGGTTGGGTGCTTACACAAATACCGACCTTGTTGATATTCTTGGTGTTGGTACAAGTACTCTACACCAGTTTAAAGTAACCAACCCAACTTTGAGAGGAACAACTTTCAAAGGAGACTGGAATGCTTCTGATAACTATCTCTATGGTGATGTAGTTCTATACAGAAATAGTTACTACATGTCGGTTGTAGGTGCTACCCCACCTGGATCAACGACATTCACAGCAAACAGCAACCAACCACCAGTACAAGATAGTGACGGTAGAGCAAACATTAACTGGATGCTACTTCCACCACTACCTTCATATTCTACAAGATTCCTTGCTCAATACAGAGGTGGAGATAGTATCAAACTATCTAACAGAATGCCAGTTAAGACTCTTGTTTTCTCTGGTACTGTTGCTGGTTCAAACGCATTGACCAGTACATCCACTGGTATATTCAATATTAGTGGTCATGGATTATCAACTGGTGATGCTATCATGTATAAATTGGATGCTCAGGGTGGATGGCACCAAGCTACTAACGGTAACTGGCAGGAGTATGTCTCTCAGTTACCACAACAGCCATACGCTGGTATGACTGTTAATACAATTTACTACGTTAACGTAATCAATGATAATGATTTTACTATTCACACTTCTCCATCTGGAGCATTTATTGGGGGTTCAACTGGTGCTGGTGTAGACCAAGTTATTCCAACCGCAAGTGGAACTGGTTCGACACATAGGTTCGAAAAAGTAGAGGGTTTTGTATTTGATATGCAAGTAATTGCTATCAATAATGACGCTGATATGGTTGTTACTGATCCATACCCAACCCGTCAAATTATTTTCAACCCACAATCAACTACCAACACTGTATCTGGTTTAGCAATTCCTGTTGTCTCAACAGAAAGAAGCGAAATTTACATTCCAAATCATGGTCTAAACACTGGGGTTAAAGTTTACTATTCGAACGGATTTGGTATCGGTAATGCTATTGGTGGTTTAACTGATGGTCAAACTTATTATGTAATTAAGATCAATGAGGATGTAATTCGTCTTGCTGCCAACTTGAGCAACGCTCTAACCATGCAGCGTATTACACTTACTTCAACTGGTGCTGGTTTTAACCATTATTTGGTTGCTGCTACTTATTGTGGTAGTTCATACATTCGTTACCAATCTGGTGGTGCCTTATCTGCTGATAACGTTCTTACCAATGCTAATTATTACTTAAACCAGAATACCTCAAACATTCGTGATGGTGTTCTACAGGCACTTCCATTCATTTACGAAACTCAAATGTTCGTAAGACCAGACTGCTTGAACCTACACAGATCATTTGATGGTGGTGTTGAAATCTCCGCAGCAAAAGCTCCTGGAGTAAACATTGTAAGACAAACCAGAAGATACTTCCGTTATCAGTCAGGTAAAGGTCTACAGTATTCAACTGGTATTAACTTCAGTCCTTCAATTGATGTTTCAAGCATCAATCATGACGGAACTCAATTCGCCACAGTTGTTACAAGAAAACCACATAAGTTAGTTGCTGGCAACAAAATTATCATCGAAGATGTAACTGTAACCAGTGGTGTTGCTACACCATACACAACTCCTTCAAATGGTCAATTCTTCACAGTCAATAATGTTATTGATGAATTTACATTCCGTTATGCTACAAATGGCGTTCCTGCTGATGTAAATCCTGCTGGATTCCCTGCTCTATTCCTTTATGAGTGGGCAGATGCCAAGGTTCGTGCTGGTATGTTTGATGACCAAAATGGTATGTTCTTTGAATATGATGGTCAAGATCTCTATTGTGTAAGAAGAAATGCTACCGCGCAAATGGCGGGAACTGTTTCGTGTGCGTTCAAATCTAATGCTATTGTCGGAACTGGCACCAAATTCACTAAGCAATTAGTTGTTGGTGACTACGTTGCTGTTCGTGGTATGACTTATAAAGTCACTGCTGTTGATTCCGACACCTCGATTCACATTTCTCCTTCATACAGAGGAACTACGAGATCAAAAATTATTATGTCTAAGGTTCGTGATCTCAAGGTGCCTCAATCACAGTGGAATATTGACAAGTGTGATGGTAATGGCGTAACTGGATTCAAACTTGATATCCACCGTCAGCAAATGGCATACATGGATTACTCATGGTATGGTGCTGGTAAGGTTCGCTTTGGATTCAAAGATCAAGATGGTATCGTAACTTATGTTCATGAGTTTGTTCACAACAACCACGAGAATGAAGCTTACCTCCGTTCTGGTAACCTACCTGCTCGTTATGAAGTTGAGAACGGTAATAATCCAACTTATGCTCCATCACTCTATCACTGGGGTGCTTCGGTAATCATGGATGGTAAATTTGAGGATGATAAGGCATACCTCTTCACGGTTGCTTCTGGTTCAGTTGGTTCAGATACTGTCAGTATTTCTGGCAACCTATCTGGTACTGCCGTTCCTATCCTTTCAATCCGCCTTGCTCCATCTGTCGCAAGTTCTCTTGTCGGTCCTCTTGGAGAAAGAGACCTTATTAACCGAATGATTCTAAAGATGAATTCCTGTGGTATTGTTTGTACTCCAGAAGTTGCTGATCAAACAACGGGTGTTTTAAATACAACCGTAACAGCAACCAGAAGAGATGCTTCTTCGGTTCGTCTAATTCTCAATGGTAACTTGTCTCAAGCTGCTTACTTCACTAACTATGGTGCTCCTTCACTATGTCAAATTATTAAGCACACTGGTCAAGTAGCTGATACAATCACAGGTGGTGTATCCATCTTCGAATTCCGTGCTGCTGCTGGTGCTCCTTCAGTTCAAGAACTGGGTGAACTGGTTGAAATGGGTAACAGCATCCTTGGTGGCGATTATGTATTCCCGAATGGTCCTGATGTTCTAACACTCGCTGTTGTTACGACAATTCCATTCTTGAATACTCAGCTCCCTGGTGCTGGTGCTAACGAAAGAGGTCGTACCGCAGTTACTGCTCGTATCTCCTGGACTGAATCACAAGCCTGATTCATTTCCAACATACTTGAAGGAGGGGGGGCAACCCCCTCTTTTTTTATAAATATCTTTAGGAAATAAATATAGGACTGGTAAATGTCGGTGTCAAAACCAGCAACAAGAACTGAATTAAAAAATTATTGCCTACGAAAACTTGGAGCACCTGTTTTAGAAATCAATGTTGCGGATCAACAAATAGAAGATTCTATTGATGATGCTCTACAGTATTTTCATGAGCGTCATTTTGACGGTTCGGAAAGAATGTATTTAAAGCATAAGTTAACTGCTGATGATGTAACGCGCTTCCAAGAATCTGACGAACTCTCAAACACCTCAGCACCTGACGAAGCTACATGGGAGAACAGAAAAAACTTTATTGAGATACCAGATCATGTGTTTGGTATCTCAAGGGTATTTGGAGTATCATCCAACTTCCTCAGAAACGATTTGTTTTGTCTATCAAACCAGTATTACCTCATGGATTTGTTTGCCATCTCATCAGGTGGAACATTTTCCTATGGTAACTTTGACATGACAAACTACTATATGATTAAACAGTATTTCGAAACCCTCGACATGGTTATTAATACTGGTGCTTTTGTAGAGTATCGTTTCAATAAAAGACAAGATAGACTCTATATTGACATTGATGTAAATCGTGTCAAGGAAGATGCTTATCTTCTTATTGACTGCTATCGTGCTTTAGATCCAAATGTGTTCACTCAAATCTGGGATGACTTTTGGATGAAGAGATATGTTACTGCTCTCATCAAGCGTCAGTGGGGTCAGAACTTAATCAAGTTTAACAACGTTCAGTTACCTGGCGGTGTATCATACAACGGTCGTCAAATCTATGAAGATGCTCTCAGAGAGATTGATGAAATTGAAAGCAAGATGATTTCTGATTATGAACTACCACCATTAGATATGATCGGATAATGGCAAAAAGTCAATACTTCACCCAATTCGGTGGAACATCTAACGAACAAGATTTAATTCAAGATCTTGTAGACGAGCAGATTAAATTGTTCGGGCAGGATGTTATCTATGTGCCAAAAACAATGTTAATTGATAGAACTTTAAATGATGTGATCCTTTCTAAATTTGAAGATAAAGTAACAATTGAAATGATGCTAATCAATGTAGAAGGATTTGGTGGATCTGGTGCTGTCGCAATGTCCAAGTTTGGTCTACGATTGAGCGATGAGATTACATATGCTGTATCTAAAAGAAGATGGATTAATTATGTAGAAACAGAGATTGATACTAGAGTTCCAAACAGACCAAACGAAGGCGATCTTCTTTATGTGCCAATGACAAAAAATCTTTATGAAATTAAATTCGTAGAAAGAGAAGTTCCTTTCTATCAGTTGGGGAAAAATTATATTTTTTCTATGACTTGTGAACTTATCGAGAATGCTGACAATTACTTCAACACAGGTGATCCTGAGATTGATGATCTCACACAAGAATCCCATGTATTCCCTGTAACAGTAAAGGTTGGTGGCACAGGAACATATGTTGTTGGAGAAGAAGTTAGACAGACTTATACTGTTGGAGGAGTACCAACAATTACTAAAGCAACAGTTGCCGAATGGGTTGCTGCTACTCGTAAACTGAGATTAACATATATAAATGGTGATTTACAACAAAATGTTGTTTTAATTGGGCAAACAAGTAACGCATCATGGATTGTAGATACTTTCTCCACTATTGATTTTGAAATTGACAATTATGACAATGCCGAGAATAAGTGGTATGAAGATAAAGCTAATTTAATTATTGATTTTAACGAGGACAATCCTTTTGGTGAATATGGAGATATGGGAGTATTCTAATGTTAGGAAATCATTTTTATCACGAAATTATTAAAAAAAATGTAAAAGCATTTGGAACTATTTTCAACAACATTCAAGTTGAAAAGAGAGATCCAGATACTAACGCAGTAATTCGTCAAGAAAAAGTTGCTCTTGCTTATGGTCCCAAGAGTAAATTCCTTGCTCGTCTAGATCAAGATCCAAGCACAGAGCGCAAAGTAAGTATTACAATGCCTCGCATCTCTTTTGAGATGACTAGTATAACCTACGATCCTTCAAGGAAAACTTCCCCAATTCAAAAGTATTTAAAAAAGGCAGATGCTGATTCAGTAAGTGTTCAGTATATGCCTGTTCCATATAATCTTGAATTTGAACTTGGTATTTTATCAAAGAATCAAGATGACGCTCTACAAATTCTTGAGCAAATTCTACCATACTTTCAACCATCTTTCAACGTCACAGTAAATCTAATTCCTGAGATGGATGAAAAAAAAGATTTACCAATTATTTTAAACAATATTAGTTACGAGGATGATTATGAAGATGATATGATGCGTAGAAGAGCTATCATTTATACATTGTCGTTCACATTAAAAACTTACTTATATGGTCCAGTCACAGATTCCCAAATCATTCGCAAGGCGACAGTATTTGAAAGTCTTGGCGATTTCCAAGAACATAGGAGAGCAGTTCGTTACGATGTAACACCAAAAGCTCTTTCGGATCAAGACGCAGATGGTGATGTTGATGTAGCAGATGATGCGCTTCTAATGCCAGACGATGACTTTGGATTTAACGAGGGAATTACACTACTATGAGTAAATTTGAAGACAACATGGAAGAAATTTTTGACATAACACCGATTGAAGAAACAACTGAAATGATCACACAAGCAAATAGCGAAATTAGCATTGATGCCAACAAAGATTATGAATATACCAGAGGGCAGTTATACACTCTCATATCACAGGGTCAGGAGGCGGTACAAGGTGCCTTAGAGGTTGCTCAGGAGTCGGGGCACCCTAGAGCGTATGAGGTTGCTGTGAACGCTATGAAGCAGGTCTCAGACATGACAGACAAACTGATTGACCTTCAGCACAAGATGAAAAATCTTGGCAAAGAAGACAAAAAATCAACACCAACTACTGTCAATAATACAATGTTTATTGGCACAACGGCAGATCTTCAAAAGATGATTAAAGATGCCGCCAAGAATAAATAGAAAATAAACGGAATAATACAATGCTCATTAAAGTATTGGCGGCGGAAACAACGCTCACCTCAGCTACTAATGTTG